TGGTGCGCCCAGAGGATGCCGGAAATGACACCGAGGCCGTAAGAGGTCAGGATGGTCGAGAGCAGGCCAATCATTGCGACTCCGGGGTAGCGGGGTGGGTGGAGCGGGTGGACTTCTGGGCACGACGCTCGGCGGCGCGTTTGAGATAGCGGGGCCGAATGACCTGCTCAAGATACGTGAGCCGACGCTTGGCGATGGTGACCGGCGACTGGCCGATGATGGGCTTGGTATAGTGCAAGCGGGAGATGCGCCGAACCTGATGCGGCGACCAGTAGGCGCGGCGGGTGTTGTCCTCGTTGAGCATCAACGGAGTGGTGAGCAGTTGCTCGCCGTACCGCCGGACTTGCGACTCCTTGGTGTTGAGCCGCGTGGCAATTTCCTTGGTTGTCAGGTAGCCCTCGGGCCGGAGCGAGGTGCGCGGGATCTCCTTCTCGCGTTCCGGCTGTGGCTTGGTTGGCGGTGCGGGTGGCGTGTATCGCTTGTCCACGCGATAGGACGCGGCAGACACGACGGGGCCGGGGCCGAGAAGCCGCTGGGCGGTCACCTTGTCAGGCGCGGTCACCGTGCGCTGGATCGTCCCGTCGTGGGACAGCAGGTGCCAGTTCATCGGGCGACCCTCGAAAGGAGCCACATCGCAGCGAGACCGACGACGAACACGGTCAGCCCGACCAGCCGGAACTCACCGGCAGAGAGCGGGTCGCGCATTAGTGAGCCGTCCGTTCGAGCTTGTTGAGCGAGGCCGAGACGCAATGCCAGAATGTCCACTTGAACACGTCGGACTCGGTGATGGTGCGCCGTTCGATGGCGGGGGAGATGTAAAGCGCACGAGCCGCACGGCTTCCGGCTTTGATACGGGCCGTGGTCATTCCGTACTTGAGGACCATCTGACGGGCGATCCGTTCTTGACGTTGCATTGCCTTGGTCTCCTGATAGGGGAGGGGCCGCACCACGCGGCCCGTGACGTACTCTGGGTTACTTCGCCAACTCGCGAGTCTGGCCGATTCCGTCAATGTTGACCAGTTGCACATAGATCGTGCGATGCTTCCCGCGGAGCCATTCGCTAACGCTTGCCGCGCTCCCATCCTTGACGTGGACCTTGCCGTGCGATGCCTTCGCGAACGTGGTGTTGCACAGATGCTTTCCGCAGATGCGGCAGGCGACCATCGAGCGGAAGTTCTTGCCCTCCGTGCGCTCGAAGATGGTCTCGCCGTGGAAGAGTCTCTGGGTCTGCATTGCGGTCTCCGATGGGAGGTCGGCGTCATTGCCGACCCGTGAAGGATAGGGGGGGGCTTGTCGGCTGTCAACCCCCCCATCCCACAGGGTCAGGCGGGCACCGGCTCCGGGGCCGGGGACTGCATATCCCCTGCATATGCAACCCGAGCGGCCCGAAGGTCGGCCACGGCCTCGGGGCTGACCGCCCAGAAATACCCTCGAGCGGTGCGGGTGGTCGGCTCCTGTCGGGCCTCAATGGTCCCGGCCTTGATACGCTGGTGGACGGCTTGGCGGGAGATGCCGATGGCGCGAGCGGCGTCAGAGACGGACATCCACGGGGTCTGCGTCATTGCTTCCAATCCTCTACGGTGATGAGTAATGCCCCGTTCTTGGGGCGGTCGTGCCGGTACAGGTGCAACTCCACAATCTGGTCGTCATCGGCCCACAGGACGCGGTTGAGGGCGTCCAGCGCGACCTTGGCGCGGTTGTCCAAGTCCCCCGACCGGCGGGATCGGAACCACTCGAGGGTGACGATTATAGGCTTTCCAGCCGGAAAGGGAAAGAGACCCCCCAACCGATACCCCGCCTTGGTCGCCCGCAGTAGGACCGCCGCCTTGTACCCCTGCGCCTCCGGGGACAGGTAGGTCCGACCACGACCGACCCGCCAGTAGCGGTTCGTGGACGGCGGCTCGGGTAGCTCAAGACTGACCTTCATCGGCTTTGGCTGGTTGGGTCTGCGCCCAGCGGAACTGCGTGACGTAGGCGAGGTACGGGAGCTTGGACACCGGAAGGCCGAGCGATTCCCAACCTTTCGCGTGTTGGAGCCGGTGGCAGGATGAGCAGAGCGGCACCGTGTCGTGATAGTCGGCCTTTCGGCCCACCCCGCCGGACTTGGTATGCGCGGTCTCGCACGGCCCCTGCCCGCAGGCTACGCACGGCTGTGCCCGCATCCACTCCACCCGCGCCTTGGACCCGTACACGCGAGCAAAGTCTGCGGTGGTGCGCTTCTTGGCCTTTGGCTTGGCCTTGCTGACCAACTTGGTCTTGCGCTTCATCGGGGTGCGCTTCACCGGCCCTCCCCCAGCTTGGCCGGGGTTCGCAGTTCCTTGAGGACTTCCGCAGCCCGTTCCGCGTACCACGCCGCCTTGCGAAGGTCTTGTTCGCCGTCCCATTTCCGATCCACGCGCCACAGGTACTTGATGGCATTGCCCCGGCAGTAGGCCACAAATCCCTTGTCCCCCAACGCGGCTCGGATGGCCGCGATGCACTCGACCGACCCCGCCGTGTAATGCGCGGGGTGGTTCACGGGATCATCAGGCCACATCGGACGCCCCGTACCGAGAGGCGGTCCATCGCGCCACTTGCACCCGCGCCCAATGCTCCGGGTAGAACCGCGAGACCACGCGGTTGCCCCGGTACTGCGTCGGCAGCGTCAAAGCCGTCGGCTCCGGCTTGGCCTGTACGCGGTCCTGCCACGTCATCGCCGCCAGCCGCGCCTCAATCTCGTCAATCGGCATCGTTGAGCCTCACGGGTTGGGCGCGGCAAGCCGCGCAGGTCTGGTCCTCGTCGTCCACGTCGTCTCCGCAGTAACGGCAGACCTCGGCGTGGCGGCGGTCGAAGTCATCAATGCCGCTGTTCTCCCAATCACCGTCCGACAGGTCAAAGTCACCGGCCACAAGCCACCTCCATTCCAAGGTCAGTAATGCGCCGAACCATTCGGTCGGTGCGCGTGTCAGGGTCCGGGCGGCTGATCGCCGTATCCGTGAGCCAGCCCATCCGCATCAGTTCCGAGCATCGCGTGGCGTATTCGGAGCGCAGATCCAGCCCCGCCAGTTCCGCAGCCTCCCGGTCGGTCAAACCCTCCGGGTTGGCGCGGTGGGCCGCGAGGAGCTTGGCCTTTGCCGTCCCCGACTTGGGCGCGACCTGCTTCGCCGCCCGATGGCTGGTCTCGGGATCGGTCAGGCGGGCCTTCTGTTGCTGGACGGCAAACAGGCCGAAGTCCACCGCCGTGCGCTTCCGTTGCAGGTAGAGTTCGGTTTCATCCGGGAAGTGTTTCATCGTGGCTCCGAGGCGGCGTAGCGAGTCAGATGGTTCCCACGATTGATGCGGTCGGTGATGGACTGGATGGCGTTCTCGGTCATCAACCACTCGGCCCGGCCCGACTCGATGGCGTTGAGGAATGTCATATATGTCAGATGAGTCCGGCTCATCGCCTCGATCTTGCCCTCGGTCGCCTTCTCGCCGGAGTCCGTCAAATCGCGCCGGACCTGTAGCTCGGCCATCGCGAGCGCGACCTTCCGGCGGTGTTCCGAGGTACCAAACGGCCCGTACAGGGCGTAAAGGGATGCGGCCTGCGCGACCAACTGCTCGCGTTCAGCGAGCAGAAGGTCAAGCGGGGCAATCCCGACGCGGGTCTCGATGTCAGACATCAGAACGGGAGGTCATCCGTGGCGTCCGCATCCGACGGCGGCGGGAACTTGTCATAGCTCGGCGCGGCAGTCGGCGGCTGGATGCGCTTGGTCGCCGGAGTGGACGGCGTGGCATTCGCCGTCGCGTTTGCCGTCGTGGGCGTGTCGGGCTGGATGCCCTTGTCCTTCCACGCAATCCACACCGAAGCCGTTGCCGCCTGTACCGCCGAGGCGTCAAGTGCGATGCCGTGCGCCTTGCAGGTCTTGGCAAGGTGTCCCGCGACCGCGCCCCACAGCAGGGCGTACTGCCCGAGCATCGCCTCGCGCCGAGCCGCGACATCCGGGTTGACGGGCTGGGCCGGGACCGAAGGCGTGGTGGCCGTGGGCGGGGCCAGTCGCTTGGTCGGTGCGGCCTTGGGACCAGCGGGGTCGATGTTCCAATACGGCTTACCGCTCGGGTTCGCGGCCCGCGAGAAGCGCAGCGTCTCCCCGACGCAGGTCTCGGCGTCCAGTCCGAGCCGAGACAACTGCTTCTGTGCCGTCGCCTCCGGCATCAGCGGCGTCTCGACTTCCACCCCGTCATCCATCGTCCCGCTGAACACCATCCGATCCCCAAACTTGGTATTGATGGTCTTGCACGACGAGACCGTGAAGGTCGCCTCGTCACCTGCGTTGTCCAGCGTCAGCTTGTTAGCCATTGGTCGTTCCTTGGGGACGCGTCCCCGGTGAAGTGATCCCGCCGCCGTGCGGGAGGAGCCGAGCGAATCTCGCCCGAGACCCCGTGATCGCCTCGACCGCGTCGAGGAGAGACATCTCGGCGTTCGTCAACGGGAACGCCGCCTGATTGTGCTGGATGGACTCCATCAAGGTGAGCGGGGCCGGATGGCCCTCGTGCATCTCATCCCCGATGCGCCGAAGGATTTCGGACACGTTCGCCAGATACTTGAGCGCGAGGTCAAGGTCACCCATCTGCTTCCGGGTGTATTCCTCGAAGGTCCAATCGGAGTAATCCTCGGTCACGTGGCCCCCGCAGCGAGATCGGCCTCGTGATCGCTCATCACGCATTCGTCCCAGATGACCTCTGCAAACCGCCACGACCGCTTCGCGTTCGGAAGCGTCACCATCTGGGCGACCGAGCCGTCCGCGTGGAAGGCCAGCATCCCGAACCGCGGGTCATACAAGACCTGCACCAACTTCTCACGTCCGTCCTGCATAGCTACCTCCGATGGGAGAGTGAACCAGCGATGACAAGAGTACCGCCTTACTTGCCGCCTGTCAATAGCCCCGCCCTATTTCCCAGCGGTGGGCCTCGGCCATTGGCAGGTAGGCGTTGCGCCGGATAACGGTCTCCGGGCCGACCGAAGTGGCAAGCGTTCGGCTACTGGCGACCGTCCAGCCAATCACCGGCAGACCAGCTTTGTCACCGATTGGCCAGTAGAGCCGTGCCCCGTCGGATAACTCTGTCAACAGGAAAGACGGGACGCCCAACGCCTTACTCGTGGCAAGCAGGGTGGTAAGCTTGTCCTCCGTGACCAAGTACGAGCCATAACTGGCGATCTTCGGCAGGTCGTAGCTAATGCGCGTCTTGGCCTCGACGACGGCGACCAGCACACCATCCCGGCTGTACACGGCATCGAGCGTAGCGGGAACGTCGGGTGGGGAGCAATGGGCGGTCGAATGCGTAAAGGTGCCGAAGTCGCGGATAAGACGGCGACCGCGGTATTCGTGGGCTTGTCCGATAGTGGTAGTGATGGCGAGCGTCACGGCTATACATTTGTCAAGTAGTGGCGCAACTGGAACCCAATCCACGCGGTCACGGGGCTGGCGATGCCGTTGCCGCAGAGCTTGTACCGAGCGGTGTCCGCAAGCGCGTATAGCTTGCCCGCCTCGCTAATTCCGTGGGCGGTATGCTCGTCCGGCCAGCCCATTAGCCGCTCACACTCCATTGGCGTGAGGCGACGTGGGATGCCAGCCTGTTGCTCGTAAATCAAGTGCCCTTCACGGCCCTCTGCGTTCAAGTTGAGCGTGGCAGCGACATCGACTGGCTTGATACGGCTGTCCTGATTGTGCCACTCATAGGTGAAGACACCGTGTTGCTTGCCCGTGAGCGTAAACATAGGATCGCCATTGTTCCCGATTCCAGCGCTACCTACCGAATTTTTTCCCTGCCGCGCCGTGGCTTCAAGGATCGGGATGATAACACCTCGCGTTTGTGCGCCGATAGCCGTCGTGCTGGCACCATCTGAATCAAGTGTGCCCATTATATCATCGAGCGTGGCACGACCGTCGCTAATATTGACAGCCTTCATTGCCAAGACGCTCTGTTGCTGCTGACCAGAGTTCGCCGCAGCGTACAATGTCGGCCACGTTGCATCAGGACCGAAGACGCGCTTTGATTGGTTGTCCCACGGAGTCAAACAGCCGCTCGGCTCCTCAATGCCTGCTCCAGCATCGGCGGCAACGCCTTCCCGCGCTTCTCCGCTCGCCGTAAAATGCCCTGACAGGCTTTCGGCGAGAGATAGTACTTCGGCGGGATCGACTCCTCCTTCTCTAACACCGAGGACAAAGACACGGCGGCGGCGTTGTGGCACCCCGAAATATTGAGCGTCCAATACCCGCCACGCGGCGACTCCGGTCGGTCCTGCAACCACACCTGCACGGACCCATCCGTCCGAGGGAACAGGGACGGCTCCTCCCACGATGGCTGATAGGACGGCGGCGAAATCCCGTCCGGCATTACTGCTGAAGGCTCCATAAACGTTCTCCCAGAGGATGTAAGGGGCTTCGGATTCGTTCCAGATACGGACCTGCTCAAAGAACAGCGACGAGCGGGTGCCCGATCCTTCGGTCATCCCCTTGCGCTTTCCAGCGATGGACAGGTCCTGACACGGCGACCCGCCTGTCACCATCGTGACGCCGCGAAACCGGGTGCCGTCAAGCTCCGCGACATCGCCATAGAGCGGCACATCCGGCCAATGATGGCGCAGCACCGCCCGAGCGTGAGGCTCGATTTCGGCGTGAGCCACGCACCGCCAGCCAGCGGTTTCGAGGCCTAAACTCATCCCTCCGGCCCCGGCAAACAACTCTACATACGTCAACTTCATTGGTTCCCCTTGGTAGAAGGTGGCGAGCCTATCGTACTCTATCACTTGGCGCGTGTCAATGCCTATGGTTCTGCCGGGGCCATTCCCGGTCGTCAACGGGGGTTGCGGTCCTGCGCGGGACGGAAGGCCAGCGGTGGGGCCGTCTGCGGTACTCACCCCGGCTGTGGTGAGACCCCCTCGACGGGTGACCTGCGGGGCCGCTGTGCCCCCGTGTAGCTCCCAGCAATGACCCAAGACGACCGACCACGTTGTAGGCTGACAGAGCGTGGATTTGTTGATCGAGTCCAACTGGCACGGTCAGGATTGTGCGCCGGTAATCCGTTTTACCGACCTGCGGGAGACCGAGAGTAGGCCCGCAGCGTTTCACAAAAACAGCGAAGCCCCCCGTGTTCCGAGTAGGGTCCACGGCGATCAAGCGCGTGGCATCGGAATCGGTGGGGCCTCTGTTTTTACTGCTGTACGCAATGCCCTAACATCGCGTTGCTCTATGATACGCTACGCATCATCACAGGTCAAGCGTGAAAACCAATCCCGCGCTTTTTGGCTTCTGGCGGCATCACCCAGTCCTCAACGCCGTCCTCGTCCGGGGTGTCGAACCCGCCCCCGTGCAACGCCCCGGCATCAATCACCAGTTCCTCGTATCCGGCTCGCTCCAGCGTCCGCAGCAGGTCAAGCAACTCCTTGGCAACCACCCCGGCGTCGCTTGCGGGAACCGAGCCGATACTGATAGACAGCCCGTTCCGTTGAATCGCGACCTCGGCCGTGCGGTTGGCGAACACGTTAGGCTTGGAACGGCGGCGCGTCATTCCCACTCCTTGCCAAGCATCAGACGCAGAACCGCCTGTTCCATCGTCGGCAGCTTTCCCCAGCACCACGGGCACCGCTCCCACGGGGTCGCCACGTCCTTGGATTTAAGCCAGAGCCACCCGATGCCCCAGAGGTAGAAGAACTGGCCGCGCAACATCTCGGCCTTCCGTTCCGGGCACGGGATGGGATGGCCCGACCCGCACTTGGGCCGGGGCTGGCTGTCCTTGTCAACTGGCTCGGTCATATCGTCCCCCGCCTCGGCTTGGCGTGGAGGTCGGGACTCCACGCGTCCGACCCTACCAACGCACCCCCGGCGTGATATATAAACCCCTCAATCATCCGGGGGGAGACCGAGAACTTCTCGTCCGCGTGGTACTGGTCCGGCGGGCAGAGCGCGGCGTGAGTCCGTACCGTCACCCCGCCGAACGTTTCAATCGCCGCCTTGCCGTGCAGGTGGCCGGTGTGCATCTCGCGGTAGATCGTCTGACCCCACTCCACGGCGCATTGCGCGGCCATCACCTCGGCCAGCCGCTTCTTGCCCTTGTCGCCGTGATCCAAGC